CCCAGTGTCTGCCGCCCAGGCCAAGAAGTCTCCCAAGAGCGCTGCTCGCAGGAAGTCCTTCTGTGCCCGAATGGGAGGCATGCCTGGTCCCATGAAGAAACCAAATGGGCAGCCGACACGTAAGGCTCTTGCTTTACGGAAGTGGGACTGCTAAGGATGCACGGGTTGTGTAGACGGCCCGTTATATTTACGATTAAAGCCAGGGTAACACCTGGTTTTTTTTATAGCTCGTAGCTGTCCTCGCACCATATGGGCGTCTTATCTCCAACCCATGCCCCAGCCACGTTGAACTGGAAATGCTCGATGGCATCCTCTGCCGTCATCTCTTCCTGCTCGATCAAAATCTCAATGCACTTGCTGCACGAATAAATCAGGCGTGACGATCCGTAGTCTACACCGATTACAGCGTCGTCGAAACCGTCAGCGATTAGAAACTCGTCGTCTGGGTAAAGGTCAAGCAGTAGCTCCAGGTAGTTCTTGTATGTCTTTTCTTCGCTCATAGTGAAAAAAGTATTGCGATTATTATTGCGTAGATTGTTAGTAGCACCAGGTATGGTATGAGGTTCTCAAACTCCTGGCTGTTAAAGAAGTTATATTTCCGCTTCATTTCTCCAGAGTTCTTTTGCCTGTTCAAGCAGTTCATCAAACGATTCTGACACGTACTCCCCCTTAATGGAGTCGCCCCACCATTTACCGTCGCGAGGGCTTTCGAGGTAGTACATCACGTCCTTCTCCTCTGCGTCATAGCTCCATGAGGCCACCTTGGCCTTGTAGATTGCAAGGTGATCAGTCGGCTGACTTTTGTCATGCCACAGAGATATGGCGTAGACCTGTGTGCCTGGCTCGTAGGCAAAGATTGTGTAGCTTGTTTTCTTTTTCATTTCGTTTGTTTTTTGTCACAATTCTTCAAATTTTTGTGACTGCATATTCATGATTTTTTTCAGATACAGCGCAAGGTCAAGCGCCTCTTCGTATGCGTGTTGCAACCACTGTTGCTGCGTGAGGTCGGTTCGGTCCATTGTCGTGCCGTAGGTCTTGTAGCCCATTTTTTCCCTCATGCGAAGGTCCCTCATAACGCTTTCTAGCAAAAGAGAGTGTTCCATCATCTCGATATCGTTGCTTGTATGTCCCATCTGTAGCTTTGCCAGTTTCGTTCCGTTCCCATTAACTTGTCGAGCTTCCAGCAGTCTGCCAGGGCTTTGGTCTTAGCCATCTCAGGGCTCTTGGCCCGTGCCTTGGCGTTGTGGACCAGCTTGTCACCGTCCCAAATCGTTATCACGTAGTTATTCATGTATCTCGTAGGTTGAATTTTTCCATACACGCACCTGGTCGCTGTTAAAGTGCCTAATTTCTCCCCCGTTTAGCAGCACGACGGTTATCTCGTCGTTCTCAAACATGCCCCCAGGGGTGATGTAGAGTATATACCCGTCACCCAGGGGTGTCTTTACTGGTATCGGGTGTGGAGCGAAGGTCATCATTGCAATTGTTCAGTAACTGCTGTATCTCCTCCTGCCTCATGCTTCTCAGCGTCGGAAGGTTCTTCATTATTATTTGCATCACCTCCATCTTCTTGCTCGGATGAGCTATTTTCAGCTGTTCCGCTAGGTACTCCGTCAGCCCCTGCTTGGTCCTTTTCATCAATTTGTCGTTTTATGTCGTTTACTCCCATGTTTATTAGCGCCCAGTACTCCACGGGCAGTGTTGCAAGGTTCTGCAAGGTGATCTCCATCACCCGAATGGCGTTCACGTAAGCCTCGCCGCCCTCTACGTTGCCTAGCACACCAAATATGGGCATCAGTTCACGTTCCAGCTTGGTTACAAGGTTTTTTGAGAACATCTTGAGGTCGTTCCTAAAGAAGTTTAGGTCAATGCACTCGTCGTGGCACTGCGCGTAGATTTGTTGCGCGGCCAGGGCCGTAACAATCAGTCGTTTTTTTGTTTCTAATTCGTCCATTTCGTTTATTTATGTGGCGAATATACAACACGTGTGTCAAATACAAAAATTTTTAACTTTTGTTGGCCATACTGCCGCACTTAACGCACAGCCACCAGTCTGGGCGAGGAGCAAACAGTGTAACCTTCTTGCACACGCCGCACTCTGCGTACTTGTGGAACTTAGGCGGTCCCGATTCTCTTGGTATGTCTGGCAGATGTTGTCCACAGAGTCCCATCAGTTGGCGCTAAATGCAAAGGTTACGTCGCCCATGATCATCTCGTCCACCTCCTCCATAGAAAGCCCTACGATGTATTCGCAGCCCCCAGAGTCTATCACGCAGAGGTTTGTGTAGTCGTGGTATGGCCTAATGTTGTCGATTGAATAGAATATGGCAGGCTCGCACTGGAACCTGTCGGGAGTAGATCCAGTCAACTCGGCGATCTTCTTCTCCTCGTTCTCTATGACTATTGGAAGTATTACCCTAATCATGTTACTCCAAATTTACTTTCCTATACCCCATATCCCACAGAAAGTCGGATATTTTTATCCCATATTCTCTAACATACTCCTCCTCCCAGTGCTTGAACTCGTGGTGAAGAAACTCGTGAATTAAAACCTCTAAGTACTCCTTTGCTGGAAGCCTTGGATCGATTTCGATAAGACCCTGGTCATGGTAAAGGCCCCTTGCCTTTTCCTTGCCCAACTTTCTCTCTTTTACGACCAGGTTTTCCATATAGCAAAATAAGGAAAAATTTCTTAGACCCTCGTAACAAAAACGGGCATAAAAATGTTACGGCCGTTATTTAATCTTACCGTCCACGATTCGGTAGTTTGAAACCTCAAATTCTTGGTTATCAAACACTTTTACGTGAGCAAATCCGTGGGTGAACTTATTAATCGGCATATAGTCTGGATGCAATTCGCAAAGACAAGCCACTGACCAGCAAGTTGTTACCTTTCCATTGATATTTGGCTCGGTATGCTCGGATGTCTGGTGGTGGTGTCCACAGATTGCGTTGTCCTTTGCTCTGAGGTACAGACCACGTGCGATGTTTACGGGGCTGAACATACTTGACCCAAACTCGTGCCCGTGAAGGGCCGTTAGTTTGCCCATGCTCACAACCTGCTTGTCGTGAATGAACGTGATGTTGAGTTTATCTAAGTGCAGGATGGATTCCAGGGTGAATTCTTCCAGTCCGATGAGGTCGGAGGCATTATTGATGAGGTAGTGGTCCCAGCGGATGTCGTGGTTTCCTGCCTTGAAGTATATTGCTTGTGTAGGGAACAATCTTCGCAGGGTGTAGAGGAACTCTCTTGCCATATAGACCTCCGACGCCAGGTCCCTTTTGCGAGGATCTTTTTGAAAACGGCTAATGGCATAAAAATCAACGAGGTCCCCATTGATGTAGATGGTGTTGACTTCGTTTTCGAGGCCGTACTTGAGCGCCGCTGTGAGCGCAGGAATGTTGTGGTATGGTACGTGAATGTCGGTAAGAAAAAGGATATCATTGTGGTTAGTTGGTAGTTTGTACGGCTTGTATTCCTTCTCCTTGGAGTCTGGAAGTGATAGTGGATTTGAGTTGGGCATAAGCTCCTCAATAATCTCCGAGAATGCGTTTGTGACTTTTACTGCTATTTCCTTTACGGCCTTGGGGCTGGCCTTGGGCTTGTCTTTATTCTTTCTCTTCCAATTGTAGAACATCCTTTGGAAGGATAACAGGCTAACGGACGAGTCCATCCTCTCCCACTCTTCCTTGATTTTCTCGTTTAGACTAACACCCCTCGTATCGTTGAGGATGTTGCGATAGTTCGTTACCTTATTCTTCATCTCAATCAGTTATTTGCAAATGTACTAATTATCAGCGAAAACCGCCCCTAAAAAGGAGCGGTTTTACGAACGAAATGAATAAAACAAACTGAAATTGCGTGAAAACACGCACCTCAGCAAATGTATCCACAAACTTTTTTAGTTTGTTCATTTTCTTTTAATTACGATGACTTTCTGCCCCTTTTCGGGCTTAGTCATGCCCCGTTGTTTTTTCCAAGCATAAAACTTGACACCTAGCAGGCTAGATACAGTCAAGAGGCACGCAAATGCGCTTGTCCAGTCAAGGATCCATATGGAAACCCCAACGGCTATAGTAAACGCAATAATAAAGGCGGTAAGCGTAATGTTTGGAAGCTCCAACATGTGCTTGATAAACGATTTGATTAGTTCCAAAATATAAAGTTTGATTGGGTTATCTTTTCTGATTTAATTGTCACTATGGTTATGGGCGTACAAATGTAAAAATATTTACTATTGCCACCCCTGCAAAAGGAGTATTTGGCAAATGCCTCACCCTCTATCACCCTCATCCTCTTGGATCTTGAGCTTATCAAACCCATCAATTTCTATGACCTTGCCGTCAAACTTGCCTCGGTAAGTGGTGTCAAAAACTTGACAATCTCCCTCGCTATTCCAAGCTGCTGCCATTGCTTTCAGATGAACCTTTACAGCGTCTGTTGTGTTCAACACCTCGGAAGTCTGTAGCACCTCGTTGTTCTCGCCAATGGTCCTGACACGGAAGGCAAACACCTTCTTTCCGTCAATCGTGCGCTTTGCGTCTTTGATTTCAATTCTGCCCATCTTCTATTTTTTTAAGTTCGTTAAAGTGTCCGCCCAGCCAAAGGTACATATCATTTCCCGTCAGCTCGTATAATCTTTTATTTACCATCCTCATAAGTGATTGGTCTCGCTTGTAGAGTGTCTGTGGCTTATATATTTTCAGCTTTGGATACTTCATGTCTGATACCAGTAATCCTTTCCTGATATTGCGAAGGTGCTGTAACTCGGTCTGATTCGACGGAGTAGGAGGCAAGTATATTGGGGTCCCGTTCATTTAAAAAGTCTAATAAAAGTTCTTGTTGTGTTTTGTTTAGGTTGGATATGAATCCACGAATCTTGTGACGTCTAATGGCGCAAAACTCGTAATCCTTTTTAATCGTGTGTAGCGCATGGCATACGGTAGAGTGATGCTTGTTCACGCTGCGAGAAACCTCGGATAACGTCTTTGTGGAGCACACCTTTATTGCCGTCATGTAAACCTGCCTAGCAAAGGCCACCTCAGCAAACCTATTGCCGCTCTTTATTTCTATAACGGGTATGTTAAAGTGCCTGCTTACAATCTCAATCATGTCGTTATCCTGTGGGTTTTCGACCTTGTGAAGGTACTCGTATACCCTTGTAAACTCTTCGCGTCTGTGTGCCGCGACCATTTCTACTAAATCCTTGAATGTATATCTCATGTTCGTTTAGGTTAAAGCCGTGGCAGGTTAGCTTGCGTTCATCCCCCGCCACGACTTTGTTAAGGTTAAAATGGCAATCCAGTATCTTCCTGGTCGTCGGCAAGCGAGTCTAGTTTTTCAGTAGCGCTCGCGCCCTTTATCTTGGGAAGGAACATGTCGTTCAGGTAACTTTCAAAGAACTCCTGGCGTTCGGTGTCGTCCCATACGGTCTGGCCCTTTACCTTGATCTGCTTCATGTCTGGCATGTTGCCTGGGTTGTCCCTTGTCCACGCCCATTCCACATTGTCCTGACCGTCCTGCTTTAGGTAAAGCATGGTCTTTTTTGTGCCATCAATCTCTTTCATCCAAGGGGAAAGGGTGATGACCTTAGAGGGATTGATGTTCGGCATGCAAACAAAGAAGCCCGATGAGTAGCGCGAACTCCATGGCATCTGTACCTGGAACTCTTCGCCCTTGTCGTCAAGGACAATACACAGCTGTGAACCGTAACCCTTGTCTGAGTCACGCTTAAAAACGTCTGTAATTTTACCAGACACGCTAGAGAAGCGCTGCTCGTACCAGGTGCGAGATCCATCCTTGGATGTGCACTTAATCGCTCCAGCTGAGCCTTCTTCTACACGTTTTGCAATCTTACCGTCAGATATGCTGAGGTAAGTACGGCTTGAGGAACCACCTTGATTTAATCCCATAATTTTTATGATTAATTTATTGGTTATATTCGCAAATGTAGCATATATGTTGTTTTAGTGCAAGAAAAAAACTGTTAAATTTATACCTCATTGGGTACTAATTGGTTATTCCCAGTCCTCTTTATACCCGTTCGGGTGTCCAACCTCCTCGTTCCATTCCTTTACCTCCCTGGAGTCCGCCCAATTCTTGTTCGGCTTCATGGCTGATGGCTTTGGTTGCTCTATCTCAGCCTGTACATATTTTCCGTCAATCGCCTGTTGCAAGTAATCTGTCCCGTTAAATGTGAACCTGCGAGTACTCCTTACAAGTTCAAAGTCAAAGAAGCCCTTCATGCCGACAATCTTCTGACGTCTTATCTTCTTGGAGTGAAACTCACACACTGGGCTTTCGGGAGCGGTCTGTGCAAGTGGACGGTGGTAGATGATGATGTTGTCGGCCTTGTTGTTCCACATCGCCCCATCTGCTAGGTCAAACACCTCTGGGCATGGATAGTTGCCATCGTCGGCCTTTCTCATCTTGTGCGGGTGGACCACGATGTCGAAGTACACGTTGTTTTTCCGAGCAAAGCGTGTGCAGTCTGAAAGGAACGTCTCAAGGTACTTGTCGCTGCGTCCCCCACCCTTGGTGTAATCGTTTGCCATCTGGTTGAACGGGTCGATTACCACACGGTCAACCCCGTGTTTAATTATCACGGAAAGGAACACCTCCTTCACATAGTCTGGCGTAGGGCTTACATTCTTTGGGTACACCATGAAGATGTGTTCGCCAATCATCTTGTACACCTTCATGTACATGTCGTAGGATGGTCGGTTGGGGTTGTTGGGTGTGCAGTCCTTCCCAAAGTAGATCTCTACCAGGTCATGGTAGAACTGCTCCGCAGGTAATTCCTCTGGGGTAAAGATGGCCACCTTCTCGCCAAACTTCACTATTCGGAACACCATCTCCCACTTCATAAACGAAGACTTACCATAGTTACCGATACCAGAAACAATTGTTAATTCACCCTTGACCCTTTTGAAGTGCTTGTCAAGCAAGGGGACTCCAAGGGGCATCGCTGACTGATATCCCTTGAGGTAAATCTCGGACGCCTGCTCCATTACCTCCTCTGCGTAGATTACGTCCTCCTTGCTTATTTCTTCTAGGTCCTGTTCAGTTAGTTCAATCTTAACCTCCAAGTGGTTACTTTTTGTAACCAGTTGGTCCTTGGTAAACTCAGCCGTGTTCCATTGGTTCATGTTAGCCCGATACGCGCTGCGGATAGCTTGCTTGCATTCCCTCTGACTAAAACTAGCGTCAGGAACAACGTGCATCATCATCAGGCTGTAACACGTCTCCTCCATCATACCAAACCTACAGCAGCTCGCGGCTAACTTGAACACGAAATGGTTCCTCTCCCCCTCACGGAACGCGTCACCCTTCGACGTCATCCAAGCAAGCAAGTTCTGGAATATCGTGTCGTCATCGTTCACGGTTTCGGTAGTTGTCTGTTGGGGCAACCTCCTGTCTTCCTTCTTTGTAGGCAGTTTCGTGTACACCTCAGCGTTTGGGTTATACCAAACTTGAGGATCATACGACTCAAAGCATAGGCGAGAAACATTTCGACCAGTCTTGTCAATGTCGGGCATCTCCTCCATCAAAGCATCAAAGTGTTCCTTATGCTTTGTTTTCCATTCAATTTGGACGAGCGCTTTTAAGCCCTTTCCTGAGGGCGAAACCCACACTGCGGTAATATACCTTACAGAACACAATTCGTTTCGTTTTTGGGCCATTTCCGCCACGTTATCGAAGTCTAAAACGATGTATCCCGAATGCTCAAGCAGTTCTGAGTCCTTTCTCTTGGAAAAAACACCACTAAAGCAAACCGCAGGGAGTTTCTTTTTTAACTCGTCTGCCTCTTTCTTGGTTTTGGCTTCCCGCGTCTGCTCAACAAGTGTCTTTGATTTTCCAGTCCTAATTCGTTCAAGTGCGCCCAGTACACTAATTGTGTGTCCTTGCAGGTCGTTGAAGTCTTTGTAGATTGATACCTTACCATTTATTCCTTGGGTCATTTTCGTCATAGTTATAGTTTGTTTGTTTTACGTTCGTTGTTGTTGCCTCGTCCTCCCATCTCCTGTCGCGAAGATAACGGACAGGGTCCTTCCAGTACTTGCGCTCGCGACCAGACTTGTGGTTACCCATGCATTCTACAGCGAGTGTGCGGTCCTCATCAGAAAGTTTGCCCCATACAGCTTGTGTTTGTTTCTTGTCTACCTTCTTGTCGTAAGCCAACCAAAACTGCTCGAAATCATACTTACTTTCTTCTTTTACTTTATTCTTTTTATTATGTGAGCATTCCTGAGCAGGGGTATGCTCATTTTTGAGCAGGGGGTATGCAGGTTTTTGAGCAGGGGTATGATTAAAAAACTCATCCTCTTCATTATCAGATATTGGCATTTCTGGAGCGGCTGTTCTACTCAAAATGTCCGCGTCTGGGTTTATGGTAAGGCATCTAACCTCAACCTCGTTTCTGCTATTTAACTTTACGATTCTACCCAAAACGCCTTTCTGTTCTAGGTCGGAAATAACTCGCCTCACACTGTGCTTGGATATGCCAAGGCATTCGCCAAGGTAGTGGTTTGACGCGAAGCAGTACCCCTTAATGTTTGATAGATTTGAAATAACGCCTATGAGCAACTTCTCTGTAGACGACAACTCCTTACTCAGCAACACGCTTGCAGGAATGATTGAATATTGATTATGCATAGTAAAATAAAAAACCCGCAAGAGCAACTTCGCGGGCTTTTAGGTTGATAAGTAACTTTACTTAACTTCCAACCCTCGTTTACTGTTGCTCTTAGCAAACGAGGAGTGAAATATTGGACAAACATAAAACAACCACGCGAGGTTGTCAAGGATTTTATTCATTATTTTTTATATGCCACGCTTCGCACTCCCAGCACATATACGTCTTTTGATCCCCGTCGCATAACTGCTCGGCCTCCTTTTTTGTGTTGTAACACCTTTTACCACAACCATATATGGAGTTCTTAATCATAAAAACAAGTGAGCATAAAACGGCTAGTATTGAAACAATAAACATAGTGCAAATTTACGCAAAATAGTGTTGTTTGCAAGCAAGAACTTGACACTGTGTTATTTATTCGTATATTTGCACAATGAGTAACTTATTTCCACCCGACCATCGGGTATTTATTGAAATAGAAAACAAGACTGACAAACAGATTGACGCTGTAATAACCAAGGTTGGTAACTTTTGCGAATTTGAGGTTGGACAAAGGGTTTGTATTGTTGGAAAAGTAGACAAAGTTGAACTGCAAAATGTAACAGAATACTGTGTACACGAGCGACATATACTTATGATATATGAGTAAAATTAAAAACTGGAACAGGGCTATTTCTATCCTTAACACCATGATTGAGGATAAGGTAGAGATATACGAGGTGATGAAAATATTTACCCCAATGGCAACCAAGTCTAGGAGGAGACTTCTGTATTGCGACCCAGAAATTACCTCTGAAGACCTAGACCAGGTGGAGATGGCAATAAAAAAATACAAAGACACAATGTATGACATATCTCAAACAAAGGTTGAGACGCGTGTAACTAAATCTACGTTCTTTAAAACACTTCAAGAACACTATGATAAGAACAAAGACAAAAAATAATTACCTCAAAATCATAGAGGTATACGAGTACTACATCCGCAGGGAAACCGTAGATCCCGTTAAGGTCGAGGGGTTGATGTCCGAATGGGACGCGGTAAAAGTTTTTGGCAGCTACTCTTCGTTACGCAGGTGCGTGAATAAGCTGAAGAAAAAGATTCCAATTGGCAAAAAGAATTTTGACAAACAGAAACGAGTGCTAGAGATTTATGAACAAAAAATAGCAAACAAATGAATTTGAGCGGAATAGACTTAGACAAGTTAAGGCTTGTAAATGGAGAGTGCATTATTGAACTTCGATCGCTTACAGAAGATGAGATTAATTTTAACGGAGGTACATTAAAAATTGTTAACAAAATTAAAAATTACATTTCTGAAGTTGATGACAATGAAATGGTTGACATTGTAAAGGCGTTAAAAAAGTCTGGATATAAAGACCAAGCTCTTCTTGATGAGTATAGTAAGATGGCTGGGGAGGCTCATAGAGAGGCTGATATGGAGAAGGAAAACATACAGGACAAGCAAGCTGTAAGAAGAGGTAAGATAGTTAAGGTATCAGAAATTGACCTTAACAACACGGGATGGGATTATGAATGCGAATTTGACGCTGTTGAGGGTGACGAGGTTTGGTTTGACGCTACATTTACACGGGAGTTGATTACCGAGGGTGAGGGGGGTTGCATAATTGATGGTAAGATTTATTTAATGATTTCAAAGAGGTCTATTTATGCCGCAAAACGTGGAGATGAAATCGTTAGTTTGAACGGGTATGTTATAGGTAAGATTCTAGGAAACGAAAGAATGTTTGGGTCTGTGTACATTCCAGATAATGATATTCAAAGAATTGAAGTTGTTGTGCCAAATGCAAGATTGCCCAAGTATTTAATGCCAGACGTTTGGTATAATACTGATGTAAATGTTGGTGACGTGGTATGTGTTAGGAATATTTACGCGACAAAACTTGACCCAACCCTTGCCAACACAACTGAATATGTTCGATTTCAGCCACGTGTTATAATGGCTTACGAAAGATGATAAAACTAGACTTTACAAAAATATCGTACAATATTGAAGGCATCCAGGATGACGAGTCGGTGATATACCGTTTCTCGGACTTGGCCAGTCAAGCCCATATTCTCGACAGGTCTGACGACCTTCCTGAAGGGGTTAGCGCGGACAAGGTTGTACGCTATCTTATATATATGTTTGCTCCAGGAACGCCTGTAAAGGATGCGTATCCAGACATCAACCAACGAAAAAGGTACACGCTAAACAAGCTGAATATCCAGGTTGATGATACGGATCCTGACAACGGCTACGCCCAGCTCTGCATGATGAATGTGGACTGGGCGGTGGAGCGATACATCGTCTTCACCCGCCTACAATGCTCGGAGGACTACTCAATCATGTGTACGGCTGATATCCGTATTGCAGCATTGCAGAGAGCGCTGTTGACACAGCCCGTAGATAGGTCTAACGACGACAAGAACTTCCAGGCTGGTCTTGAGAGTTGGAGGCAGACGCTAGTAGATGCCCGTACACGCATCATGAACGACGAGGCAAGCATTACCTTGCAGAAGGCAATCACGTTCTCCGTTCGTTCAGAAAATTTAGGAATACAGCCAGAACACTATTCGCGCATATGGCGTGAGAAGAAAGAAATATTTCCAGAGGTAATACCATGAGTTTCCAATACGACGAGGAGGATAAGTACGTTTCATTCCACGAGGATGACGATGAGTTGGATACAATCCGTATCCCACTGCCCCGTCTTGAGGAGTGGTACTCACGCCATTTGAAGCGTGAGGTTTCAAGGGAGGAGGCGCTTACTTACGTTGAAGGGTATGGTATTGATCCAAAGGAGCAAAGGTTTCCATACCAGGAAGTTCCTGAAAAAATAAAGCTCATCTACGAGGTTGTGTTCAATAAAAAACACATATCCAACAAGTCCAAGTACAAGGAGATGGGCGACGTAAGGCTTGAGGATATCTACGAAGAGATAGAGTCAAACCAAAAGTACTACGCGATGGAGATTGAATGGATCAAGCTCCAAATCAAGCGCAGGTACGTTGGTTACTGGTGTTTCATTAAGGGAAGGCCTACATACATAAACGGGGCTAACTACTTCTTTCTAAACTTTTGGACGGTAAAGAACTTTGGTAAAAACAATAACCGACCAGACTATCGTGATTACCAACGCAAGATGTTTCACCTGTTCATGTACGCCTACACCACAGAGGACGCCTTCTACAAGCATAAGATAATTTACAGAGAGGATGGCGTTGTCAAAACAAAGTACTCTAACCAAGATGTAAAGAATGTCGTTGAGGACATGAACGAGATGGGTGTGGAGTATTTCATGGAGCCAAACGTAAACATAAGCGTTAGCAAGGGTAAGCGCACCGTACACGGAATCAACTTTGTGTCTGGACGACGCATTGCCAAGACCGCAATTGCTTGTTGCTTCTGCACTTGGGGGACGCTGAATATGCCTGACCAGACCTTTATCATCCAGGCGATGAATGAAGACCAAGCGGTTAACAAGATATTTATCAAGCAGATACAAACTCCTGTAAGTAAACTCCCGTTCTTCTTCCGACCACACTACCGTGGAAGGATTGAGGCCAAGGAGGGTTTACGTTTCCAATATGAAGGATCAATCGCGTCAGCCGCAAGGGCAGGAATCATTCCCGAACAGATGGAGTGCTTCATTACACCACTTTCGTCGGCGGAGAAGGCTGCGGACGGGGAGGCGGAGATCGCTTTTGTCTACCGCGACGAGCCTGCTAAGAAGACGGATGCGAAGGCTGCGGACCAAAACATTCCAACGTGGTGGTACAACACGATGAAGCCCGCTATCGAGCGCGGGGAGAATATTCGAGGCTTTTGCATCATGCCATCTACGGTGGGTGACATGGACACGGGTGGTGGAGCTCAGTTCTTTGACATTGCCAACGATTCGCACTTCTCTGACCGAAACGAGAACGGAACAACACCATCGGGACTCATCAACTTCTTCCTGCCTGGATACTACGCCGTGGAGGGATACATCGACGAGTATGGGGCAAGCATTATCGATGACCCCAAGGAACCAATCATGTCCAACGAGGGCAAGTGGATCACTAAGGGCGCCAAGTCATACCTATTAAACCAGGCGGACTACTTCGAGCGTAAACGGGAATGGCAGAAACTGATTAAGCTACAGCAGAACTTCCCAATGACTTGGAAACAGGCATTCGCTGTAATTCCCAAGGATATGGGTATGCCTATTGAGAAGATGCGTGACCGCATATCTGAACTCAAGTTTTCTCGCACCCCAATTACCACAAGGGTTAACTTCAAGTGGGTAGGCGACAAGTTTGGCGGGGATGTGTTTGTAGAAAACGACTCCAAGGGTAGTTGGACAATGAGTTACCTACCCCCTCAGGAGCATAGGAACAAAAAGACAGTGGTTACTCCAGAGGAGGGATACATACCCCCCAAGGAACGTGGTCCGATATACGCACCCGATCCTTCGGTGATGAACAAGTTTTTTCTTTGCTGTGACCCAGTAAAGTTTCACAGACGAAACACCGTGGGTAAGAAGAAGTCAAACGCGGCAGCGGCTGTGTTTTATAAAAGAGACAGTCAGGCCGATCCAGACACCAAGCCGCGCAATGAATGGGTGAGTAACGACTGGATTCTCATTTATAACAGGCAGACAGAGGATAAGTCTGAATACCACGAGGAGTGGTTGAAGGCCGCTATATTCCTTGGTGCATACGTATACCCAGAGTGGCCCGATGGAGAGGCTCTAGTGGAATACTTTAGGGACAACGGATTCGATGGCTACCTATTGAAGGACTTAGGATCGGACGGGAAGCAGGACGCTAGGGCGGGTGTTTGGGCAGGTGAGGCAGAAAAGAATGAAATGGCTGGGGACATCATGACCTACTTCAACAACAATGTTAAGTACGTGAAAATATGGGAGATAGTAGAGGAGTGGAGCCAGATGCGTGGTATAGATGACCTCACAAACCATGACTTGTGTGCAGCCACAGGCTGGTGCATGAGGGCTATAAAAAGCAGGATGCCAGACCTTTACAAGGAAATATATCAACCAATAGAAATAAAGGGAAGTTTTGCAATGTTTGATGTAGATTGATTGTTTTCAACTATTTAATAAAAAATTTACTACATTTGTCGTGGTCAACTAAATTTGTAAGATATGATATTACCACAGTTGGTTGGTAGCATGTTGTTCCCAAACGACAACATTCCAGAGGTAGATAAATTAAAACCAGAGTACGGCCTGCGATGTGCGCGTGCCTTATATACTCGTTTTTGCGCGGGAGGTACATACTTTACGTATACGCAACTCCCTGAGATGCAGGAGACTAGAAACTACGGCGCTGGTAACCAGTCACAAGAGAAGTATAGAAACTGGTTTACAAACGGGTCTCCAATCGGAAACAAGGCTATTCCTCAGGGGCAGGCATCTACAAGCACGAGCGGCATGTCTAAGGCCCAAAGAAAGGCTATGGCTAATGTTAGCTACGACATCTTCTCTCCAATGCGTAAGTTGACAAACGTATTGCTTTCAGTACTTTCAGACAATGACTACAAGTTAGATTGCGTTTCCTTAGATAAAAACATTATCACAAAAAAGAAGCGCAGCAAGCATGATTTATACGCCAAGGCAAACTTTACCAACCCATTGGCTAAAAAGCTAGGGTTGCCAGAGTTTAAGTTGCCATTTGTTCCCAAGGACGAGACAATGCTTGAGATGGCGGACAGGCTTGGATTCTTCAAGACACGATACGAGGTGGCGTTAGAAAAACTAGCTGAGGCTGGATTCCGTTCCTCTAACTGGGCTGGGCAGCGAATGGAGTTTAACCGTGACGCAATCGACTTCCACTTCCGAGCGGCAAAGGTTTACAATGACCCAATTACAGGGCAGGTTAAATTCAATTACATTGACCCTGCCCGTATGGTTATGCTCTGGAACGAGGACAACCAGGACGAACCTGTTGCTATTGGACACATTGAGGCTGAAACAGTTCAGTCGATGTACACCAAGTTGATTGACGCTGGCTTTAACGAGGCTCAGATCCAGGCAATGGCCAAGTCTTACGTTCCGTATCAGACCAACGTGTCTACAATCCCGCAGTGGGCATTTGAGCGTAAGGACTCCACGACAAACCGTTGGGTTTGGATGGACTTTAAAATATATGTCTTGAAGTTTGAGTATCTTTCTACAGACTATAAGCAGTATGTGGAGAGAACAAACAAACAGGGATATGGCACATATCTCAGAAACAATAAGCCAGTAGACGAGAAGAAAAAGAACTCAACCGATACCTACGACGAGATTTCTTGTAACTATTGGTACGAGGGTTCATACATCATCTCTGGGACTGGACAGGACCGCATCTACGAATGGAAGAAGAAGCCAAACCAGATGCAGAAGGGCTTGTCTCCGATGAGTTCTTATGTAATCCACCGCATCAACGGCCAGTCTCCAACACGTAGCGTGAAGGGGTTGCTTGACGACTTGATGTTTGCTGTATTGAAGTTACGCGCAGCCGTTTGGGCTGCCGCTCCAAAGGGATATAGAATTGACGTTGGCGAGGCAGCTAACATCAAGATTGGAGGTGTAGAGTACGACCTGTTCGACCTCATGCACGTCCACCGTCAGAACGGTATTCAGATCGTTGCCACCAAGTTCAACGCTGCAACGGGCAA